CAGCATGGCACGAACAACGTCAACCGGTTCCAGCACAGAAAGGAGATGTGGAGAGCGGATAACGCAGGTAGTCGATACGAGAGAGAGAAACGATTTTGCAACCGGTGGCGGCTAGGGTGGGCCGATGCCGCCACCAAGTCGAAAGGAAGGACAATGACACGAAAGGGCATTTTGGCGATTGCCCTGGCCGCCACGCTGCTATTCATTGATGCCAGTGGCACACAGGCACACAGCGCCCCGTCACGCTGCAACATCACCGTCACCAACACGGGAAACGGCAACACGCTGACCGAGGTGTACGTCGGCCACGTCAACGACGGCGATGCGTTGACAGCCAACTATACCGACATGGGCAAGACGAAGTACAAAGCGGTGTACCGTGGCACCACGTATCTTGGCACGAATGTTAGCAAGGTCAGCGTGACTGACAAGAACCGGAAGAAAGTTTGCTAGGCAGTACAGGGGAAACGGAAACGCCAACTCAGGAAATTTGTTTGCACCAACAATCAACAAACTGAGAAAGGCTTTCACAATGTTAGCTTACACACGAATTCTATTTGCGCAACCAGCACCGCCGCCACAGACACCCCCGCCGCCGGACAAAGATGACGGCCCATATCATGACCCGTGGGGCAAGAAAGGAAAGTAGGTGGCATATGTGGAAATTCATTTGCGGACTATTCCGGTGCCCCGGTTGCGGCACATATTACAACCCGACGTTTGGCAAGTGCCCCACCTGCGGGCAGTAGGTTAATCGCTTCGGGTGCTGGTAGCTGTGAACTATCGGCACCCTAGGGCAAAAGCAGAAAGAAAGGACAACGATATTGTACATGAAACGTCAACAACTTGCAATCATCGCCGCCGTCATTGCACTCGTTTATCTGTCTATCCTGTGGCCGCTGGAAGTTGGCGCGCAGGAAGTGCCACCGGAGACACCGCAGATCTCTGCGACATGGTTCGTGCCCACCCTGACGCCGTTCGAGCCGACCGATACGCCAGAGCCGGTGCCCACGCCGACGGTAACGCGCCGCCCAACGGCAACCCCATCTATGACGCCTACGCCGATTGTGATTCAGCCGCTGCCACAGCATTATGTGTGGTTGCCGATTGCGAGAAAGTAGGAACTATGATTGTCAACCCTCGCAAGGGCATGACCGTGCAGATTTGGTATAACAAACGGGTAGCGCCCACGATGCACTTGCACGGCAAGATCGGGACCGTGACCATCGTCAGCCGGGGCAAGCCTCGCAACCACGGTATTACCATTGATGGTCAGATGTGGGTTGTGCCCTGCGGAAATATTCGAGTGCCACCCACCGTGTAATGTAGTCCGGTCGCCGCCGCTGCTCACTGTGTGCATAACATCAGCAATCATCGAACCATCGTACCGAATCGCAGCTTCGACCATACATGCCACCGATGGCGGGCAGGTGGCGCAACATAGAAGGAAAACAAACATCATGGGATTAGATATTTATGTCCGGTGGGACGGTATGACAGATGAGGAGCAAAACGCTCAGTATACCGGCTATCGGGATTCGTGCGAGACTGGATACCTGCGTTTTAACTGGACGGGTGTAAAAGTTTGTCGTTGCATAGCTGACAAGACAGGCGCCCCCAACCCTATCCGACACCTGTTCTCAGAGTGGAACGGCAGCAACGGTGAAGAGCTATTTGTTGACGATGATGTGATGCGCCGCCTTTCCGATAACCGCACGCAGTTGGCCGAATGGCTGCGCAGTAGTATTCCGCAGGAAATCAGATTAGACGATTTCCCAGACGAGAATCCGGTCGGATTGCGCCAGTGGTTTGTCGGCAAGGTCCATGGCGCAATGACAATGATCAACTTTGTTGAATTAAACAAGGACAAGCCAAATTTGCGGATCGAATTCAACTAGGCAGCACGGAGAAGGGGAAGCCAACTCAGGAAATTTGTTTGCACCAACATTCAACAAACTGAGAAAGGCTTTTACAATGAGCAACAAGAGCAAAGACAACTACGACCACCTTGACAAAATCCTGCATGAAAGCCAGGAGAAACCCGGCGTTGGTGGCAAAGTGTGGATTGAATCGAAGTTCCACCCCGGCGGCGGGTACTGGGCAGAACCGAGTGAGGTTGGGTTAACGTGGGAATCATTGAAGGAAGTTGACAAGATCGAACGATATTTGCGGAGTTAGGAGTGAGAGCATGATTGATTTGAATCCAGGTGATTCAATAGTGCGAGCTATGGACGGATTAAAGCAGGGTGAATATTGGCGCAATGACGGCCATGTGACAGCGGTTAGTGATACGCAAATTGTCTGCACGGTCTTCGTAGACGTGCCTCGATCCATGACATTTGACAGAGTGACTGGCGTCAACGTGTACGGCAAGGAATACGGTTGGCTAGAATCAAAGTAATCGCTTTCGGGCGCTGACGACTGTGAATCATCAGCGCCCATCAGGCAAAGACAGAAGAAAGGACAGGTTTAGTGTATACGAGGAAAACTGATTTGTCAACGTACTTATGGTTTATCGCCGCCGTTGCACTGTTGGTGGCCATCGTCATGGTTGCCACAGTCGCCCGCGCACAGGATGACCCGATTATCTGTGTACCTGACCAACCGTGTATCGCACCGGCAGCGACCGCCGTCAATACGCCGACGGCAACGCCAGTCATGGCGCCGTCACCCGAAGCAACGCCGGTTATCGTGCGGCCGTTCCCGCTAGGTCCGTGCAAGCTTGCGCCGGGGTGCGCTCTGCTGCCACTGGTGGTGACGCCATGAACATTGATGAACTACTGCAACGTGAACTGAAGCCGCAATCATTCGACTGGTGGGGCAATTATTACGAGAACGTCGTGCCGGCACTGGTAGAAAAGCCGCTTGGCGACGGCGCGGCGCTGGTTGGTTTTTCGTCGGTTGACACACGGCCATATTACTGGCTGATACGAGCAGACAGCAGCACCACCACGATGGATGAGGACCAACTGCGTGACTATGTGGAGGCTCATGTCATCGATGCCATTGGCGAATGCTTCGGTGAATGCACTTGCACAGAGGATTGCGATTGCGCATGGCCAACGCTGATACTAGACAGCGGCGGATATAACTGGTGGGTGGTGACGCCATGAAACGACAGCAACAGGTACGCGACGCAATCGAAGTGCTGGCCACACGTCAGCAGATGCTTTGCGACTTCGCAAAACTAGCGCTAGGCCAACGTGACCGTGTGGCGGCAGAGATGCTAGTACATGACGCCATGTCGGTGGATGCGAAGATCCGGCACCAAATCAATCGGCTAGGGCCGGTGGAATTGATAGGACGTACCTAACACCCCCACGCGGTCGCCGCCGCCTGCACCGTAGCTGTGTTCTCCAACGCACACCGCAGGCAGCCACGCTTCGACCACAAGCGCCAACCGACGAAGGCGGGCAGTCGGTGGCAAGTAATCATGACAAGATGAAAGGATAAGGCCATGATTGACGAATTTGACACACTTTTGCGCAACAACTATTTTGATCCGCACTGGAAACCAGAAGCAAACTACAGCATGACAGCGCATATCAACGACCTATCACCGCACTACACCAACAGGCGATTCGCCAAGCCGCAGACGGTTTGGGGCGCCGAGGAACAAGGCATTAGCTACGATTACAGCGACCGTCTCTGGCAGTGGGACTACGATAAGGCGAAAGCGTCTGCTGAGCTAGCTAACCAAAGTGCGTCGCGTAATACAGCAAAGTGGTGCCAGCTATTTCTTGACCACTATTTCGGCAAGCCGACGCAACTGCGCCATATCATGGCGGGCTTTAATCTCAGCAATGGCTATCCTTATCAGATTTTTGGCTATCGCTTTGTGGAGGCGCAACCATGATCATACTACGTGTCAACGAAGGCGATCCGCTTCCCCTTGCTCGCCCCGGCTACGAACGGGTGCTGGTGGAGGAGTTCAGCGGATTACGTCACGCCGTGTTCATCCCCGCAGAATGCTGCGAGTTGCACCGTGGCCACAGCGACATTGGCAGCGCAATCAACTATATCAGGAGCAATGTGCCGGGGATGGCGATTAGAAAGGTAGAACTGATTTGAAGGCACTGACAATCAAACAGCCGTGGGCGTGGGCAATCACGCATGGCACCAAGCGCGTGGAAAACCGCACATGGAAACCACCGTTCCACATCATTGGGCAACGCATCGCCATTCACACCAGCGCACGAATCGAGAAAGCTGAATTGTTGGCATATAGCGAAATGGGCGCATGGCTGGAACCAACGGTGAACACGCTGCCCGTCGGTTGCATTATCGGCACGGCCATCGTCAAGGGTTACGTTGTAGTCAATGACATGGGCGGCGTAGAAGTGCAGACGAAAGGGGCGCAGGGTTATAGTCCCAACAAAGACCCGTGGTTCTGCGGTCCTGTCGGCTGGCTGCTGGACGATGTGCGCAAACTACCAGGGCCATTACCATGTAAAGGTGCGCTTGGCTTGTGGGATGTGCCAGACGCATGGGCGATGCATATTGAGGCGTAGCCATGAATAGATCAACCTACGACGCCAACGGCGGGGCAACCAACATAGAAGCCGCGGCGCTGGACGCTATCCAGTGGCTTGAGTTGATGCAACGGCTGATGGACGACGGCAAGCTGACCCTGTTGCAACATGCCGAGAACCGGCAGCGGCTGGGCACGGCAACGGAGAAACTAAAACAGATGGTAGAAAGGGAAACACAGTGCGACCAACTTGGGATGAACACTGGATGAACATGGCTGTAGGCGCCGCCGAGATGGGCACCTGTCCACGGGCGCAAGTCGGCTGTGTGTTGGTGCGTGACAACCGGATTATAGCCACAGGCCATAACGGGGCATTGGCCGGATTAAACCATTGCATTGACGTTGGGTGCATGATTGAAAATGATCACTGTGTCCGCGCCACCCATGCCGAACAAAACGCCGTTATCCAATGCGCGCTGCACGGCACAAGCAGCAGGGGCGCAACTTGTTTTACGACACATTTCCCCTGTGTGGCCTGCGCCAAGATATTGATCGGTGCCGGCGTTGATCGTGTGGTGTACCTGCACGATTACGCCAACGGGCGCGGTGATGAGTTTTTCAAATGGGCAAGAATTCAAATCGAACAATTGAAAGCAGGTGAGTAGTGTTAATGTTTCCTGATGATTTTGTGGCATCGTTTAACCTGATGTCGGCCAACATTCATAGCAATGCACGCAACCACGGCTGGTGGGAGACTGACCGCAACGACGGCGAAATGATTGCCTTAATGCATAGTGAACTCAGCGAGGCGCTAGAGGCGATTCGACACGGCAACCTACCCGATGACAAGTGCCCAGAGTTCAATGGCGCCGTGGTTGAATTCGCAGACACGATCATTCGTATCATGGATACCTGTCATGCCCGTGGATGGCCCCTGGCCGAAGCCATCCTTGCCAAGCACAAAATGAACGTCAACCGGCCATACAAGCATGGGGGAAAGGCGTTCTGATGAAGACGATCATTGCAGGTAGCCGCAATTGCAACCGTGGCGAGGTGTTCAAAGCAATTATAGAAAGTGGTATTCAGGGGGAAATCACGGAGGTGGTCAGCGGATGCGCCAAGGGCGCCGACAAGTACGGCGAACAATGGGCAGAATTGTTTCACGTTCCAGTCAAACGATTCCCGGCTAATTGGTGGAAGTATGGCAAAGCCGCCGGACCCATCCGTAATCGAGAAATGGCAGAATATGCGGAAGCGCTGATTGCCGTGTGCAAAAACCATAGTGCGGGCACAACGAACATGATCAACGAAGCCAAGAGTCGTGGATTAGTGGTCAAGGCTTTTTATTTAGATGAGGTGACAGCATGACCGACCTCACCACACTATCCGCCGACATCCACAACAACACGCTAGGCGCCTATCTCCGCAACCTGTGGGACGCACGCACCAACGGGCAGACACATGGCATCTGGCGGCCGGAACTGGGGCGATTTGTGACAATGGAGGAACTGAAACAAATGACAGAAAAAGAATTTCAACGACAACTCAGATTGCAACGCGCTAACGCCATCATCGCAACCATCTCGAATTGTGGGCGCCGCTTTTTTCGCCAGTCCATTGATGGGCGTGTGTCTAAGTTTGAGATAGCAGAGAATGGGCGCTTGTACTTTAGAGATAAACACAGTGATCGTCGCCTTCCATGCTCGCATACCAAGGGGCGTACATGGCAGCGTTATTTTAGCGAAGGCGGCACGCTAAAGAGCCTCATTGAATCGCTGGCGAATTACATCAAGAAAGATGAACCAATCAGCCCGTTCTTTTTTGGTCCGTGGTCGCCAACAACCTGCAATGGCGACCTGTGGGGATACGGTGATGATATGGCGAGAGTCAGAGATCACGCCAAGAGATTGGGCATAGTTACGGAGCAGCAACCATGACCACATCCCCGCACAACAGCCGCCGGCCCTGGGGTGGCGCTAGCCTAGCACGCAACGTCGAATCAGGGTATGAGCCACGGGCAAGCTTGTATGAACTGTTGCACCCCGAACAGTATCCAAAGGAGAAGCGGCGAGAGAAGCCACCATCCATCGAAGCGCGTCACGAGATGATCGCATCATACCTGCGAGCAAACGGCCCAGCCACGGCGCCGGCAATGGAAGCAGCGTTTGACCTGCGTCGTGACTGTATCGGCGGACTACTGCGCAAGGGTATCCCCGGCATTGTGGTCATTCGCCAAGAGAAGTCGGACCACACCCACCGCATGTGTGCCGTGTGGGCGCTACAGGATGTCCACACGGACGAGAACGACGAATAGACGTCAGTAAAAGAGGAGTTCCACACATGGCATTTCGTAACAAACAAATGACCATGCCATCCATTGACGACATCATTATGCAGATCATGGCAATGAGTGAAACGTTTTACGGCGGTGACTGGTCCATCGGTACAGACACCTGGAACAACTACCGGCCGCCGACATGGCCAACGGCAAAATACTTGTTGAAGTTCAATAACTACACTGAAGATAATGCCGGTTGGGACAAGATGCTAGACGATCACATCGGCATCGAACGCAAGTCGTTGACACAAATTAGGGTAGAGCAGCACGAAGCGCGCATGGCGCACCGTTGGCGACTGGAAGAAAAGAAGGACTACAGCGCATCGCCCGACGGCGCATACCTGGCGCTGATGTGTGACGGCTTCGCCATCTGCAAGCCGACGTATGAACGGACAGGGCGCATGATACTGAGATAGGAGAAACCACATGACTAATCTACCGGTCGGCAACATTGTCACCCTGTCAACCGACAACATAGGCAGGATCGCCGCCGAGATAGAACGCATTGTCGATAATGCCGGCAACAACGCAGCAGCGGCGCTATTGAAGTCGGAGGCACTTGAACAGGAGAACGAAGCCCTACGGCGCCAAGTGGCTCTACTCCGCCACGCACTGCGCACGCTCAGCGGCCAGGTACAGGCGGCCATGCCGACACTGACGGCGCTGGTGGAACAGCGCGACACGTTGGCGACGGCGTGGGCCCAGGCGGCAAAGGTGCTGCAAGAGACGGGGAAGTAGCAAAATAAAACGCCACCGTTGCTGGTGGCGTTTCTCACGTGGTCCACTCCAAAGCGAAGACGTAGACCGATAAGCCCTAGCGCATTGAAATTCCGGTTTGGCGACTGTAAGATTCCAAAGCACCATACTCCTATGGACATGCGAGACGCCGCACAACCGGCATGTCAAAATAGCTTGTGTAATCGGCTGCGCAACTGGATTGATTATACCACACCCCGCCGCCCCCGTCTAGCGCCCGCCCATCGGTGTGGCGCTTTTTATTTGCGCACAGGCATTTGTGAAATTTGTCACAATGCATGGCGATTAATGAATGATATTCAGAACTGGAAAACTCGTTGAAAATTGGTCATTTTGGGGGTTGACATATGGCACCATGTATGATACAATATATGCACGGACGAAAAGTAAAACAATCACACGAAGGAGTTACACATGTTTGAAACGTACTGGATTTACACGAACGATGGGCGCAAAGTTGGTCAGTTTAACGTGAGCATCATCAGCATGATTAGCGGGTTCATGACGGAAGAGCAGTTTATCGCAGCCAAGTTTGCCCAAGCTTGCGAACGCCAGAACCTTGACACAAGCGCCCACAACTACTGCATCGCCGCTGAGTAATCGAGAAGGGGAGGACAGCCACTCTCCGCCTTAACCCAACTAATACCGGATGTCTCAAGTACCGGATGCGAAATGGGGGAGAGAGGCAAAGTGTAAAACGAAAGGGACAAACGCATGAGCAAGACGATAGCGACACGGATCAACTACCTACACGTTTCAGTGCGGACAGCAACTGGTACACCTCGGTTGTTTCAGGTTAAGCAAGGCGACATCAGTAAGCGCCCTACCTGTCAATGCAAAAATGGATTCGGCAAGGGTTGCAGTCACGAAGTCGCGCTGATGACACTGCTACACCAGGAAGCCGCAGAGATGGCAGCAACGCAGGCGACCGCCCATGTGGTGGCTTGAGTTGAGCCTGATAGGTGCAGTTGCTTATATAGCGTGGCAACTGCACCGGCTTGAACTCAAGGTCGAAGCGCTAGATCATGTCTACAATCAACTCGCTGACATCATAGATGAAAGGATTGAGAATGGCTAGACTAAACGTGTATGCCGGTGATGACGCGGAGAAGAAGCAAATAGATACCAACTTGTCGGAGGTGACACAATTACTCGGACTGGAAACATACAAGGGCGCATCTTCTAGCGCTTGTGTGCGGTGGCTAGGCAAACAAAACCCTCACGATGTGGCCAATGCGCTACGGTTGTTGAGAGAAAAGGAGATGCAAGACAAGTTAGACGCAATGAGAAAAGGCTGATTTTTGTCGCCCCTGCCGGTGTGTGGAAGACACCAACAGAGGCTAACCACCAGAAAGGCATAAGCTTTCCTATGGCTAAGAAAAGTTTACCCCAGCGCGGCAATTCGCGCAAAAGCATTGACGAGATGAACAGCGCTGAACTGCGTGCATACATCGCTGAACTGATGGTCAAGCGTGACCGGCTCCTGGTTGAACGCATGGCACGACAGGAGCAGCCCGTTGAAACACCAAAGCCAGCCAAGCCGGTCAAGCTGCCAACCAAGCGGATGCGCAAGAGCGTCGAACGATTCGACAGCATGACCGACAGTGAACAGGTAGATAGCCTGCGGGCGATGTGGTGAGGCGCAAAATGGTAAAACTGATTGATCTGACCGGGCAACGATTTGGACAATTGACTGTTATCGAGCGAACTAGTAACGCAAAAAACAACAGTGCTCGATGGTTGTGCAAATGTGACTGTGGGGAAAATGCAATCGTTCTAGGATCTGCGCTTTATCGTGGCATCACTACATCCTGCAAAAAACACAACGAAAATTGCTTTGTCGATATAACTGGGCAACGGTTCGGGCAATTGGTTGTCATCAAACGTCTAGCCAATACGAAGGTGGGTAGCGCAAGATGGTTGTGTCAGTGCGATTGTGGAGGTTACACCACGTCAGCCTCACGTGATTTACGCAATGGACACACGCAAAAGTGTAAAAGTAGCGCACACGGCATATTGATCGACATTACTGGGCAAAGGTTTGGACAACTAACCGTCTTGTCTAGATCTGGTACTGCTAGTAATGGTGAGGCCAAATGGCTCTGTCGGTGTGACTGCGGAAATACACTGGATATTTCTGGGGCGCAACTTAGATTTGGATACAGAACTGTATGCAGCAAAAAGATTCATAGTCCATTGCATATAAAAGATGGTCAAAGATTTGGAATGCTTGTAGTTATCGAGCATCAAAAAGATGGACTAGCATGTCGATGCGATTGCGGTACGATAGTAATTATCAGTGGAAGCCGACTGAGATCTGGTAAGACCATTGATTGTGGCTGTATGCGTGCAGAAAGACAAAAGCAATTTTCAACAAAGCACGGATTAAGCACATCGCAAGAGTATAATACATGGTCAAGCATTATTCAGCGCTGCACAAACGATAAATGCAAAGAATTCAAGAACTATGGCGGAAGAGGTATAAAAGTCTGTGAGCAGTGGAAGAATTTTGAAATCTTCTATACTGATATGGGACCAAAACCAACGCCAAAGCACAGCATTGATCGCATAGATAATGATGGCAATTATGAGCCAGGGAATTGCCGATGGGCAACACGCGAAGAGCAATCGAACAACAGGCGTACTAACCGAAAGATCGGGATTGGCGATCAATTAGTCACCATAGCGCAAGCGTCCAGAATTACAGGCGTGTCAGATCAGACGATCTCAGATAGATTAAAAAGAGGCATGTCGGACGAAGATGCGATCAAGCCAGTTAAGAAAAAGTAACAATACCTCTCATCGCAGCACGCAAAGAGAAAGGAGGTTCAATATTCACTATTAATTTTTGGAGGATCTATGTATATCATCAATCGATTGAACGTCACAGCAATCAGCACTACCTTACGTGTGTTATTGCTGGCCGCTATTCCGGTCTTATCCTTTGTGATAATTGCCACCGTTATGCCGGTTGCTCTGGCTCTCATGGCAATTGTCAGCAGCATGATTACGGGGGTGATTACGGTTGCAATTAGCGCAATGGTATCAGCCATAACCTTTGCTTTTGCCATGCTGGTACGCACCGCCATCCTGATACTGTTCTGTTGGTTATGGCAGCGAATGCCAAGCGTTAATTGGCGGATTGTCTTTACCGCAGGGAAAGCACTCTGCTATGCTGGCGTAGTAATCAGCGTGTTCGTCGTGGCGCTGGTGTGGCTGCCGGCCATCATCGCAGGGTGCTGCACGGTGCTGCCACAGGTGGCGACGGTGGCGGGCGTGCTTGGTGGGGCAATTGGGTTGATGAAAGTGGGGTAAGATGTCAAAGAAGATGACGGAATCACAGGTAATGGCATTGCTCGTCAAGCTCGAAAATGAGTGGCCCGATGGATTCCAATTGTACGCGCAATCTGGGACATTAATGCTAGTCACGGAGGGTGACAATGCGTTGATTGATACATACAAGATTCCGTGCGACGGCGGGGACATCGGCGTCGAGACAGGAGACGATGGTATTGAGCGATTAGCGTTTTCTGATTCCGTCGCCGGCCCGCCCCCGACCAGCAGGGAGAAAGTGAGGAGTGATGACCTACCCACAACTTGACATCTGTCGCTACACATACCGGCGCATCCAGGCGCATCTGGCTATCCGACTGTCCACCCGTGTCGGTGACCAATTGCGCGCGATAGCCGGGACCGGTGGTGACATCGGCGCATTCAACACGAACCAGTTACAGTTGCGTTTTTCTGGCGTGGAGTTAACCGAGGCACAGCGACTGGTGCAACTGGCCATACATAACCGAAGGAGACTTAAGGATGAAAGCAACAATCAAGATCGTCTATCGAACGATTGACGGACGGTGGCACGAAACGGAAGTGCTAGAGGAAACGGCGGCTAGCCACATGGACTACCTGCGCAGCTTGGCCGATGTGAAAGCCGAGACTGTAAGATTGGCGATGTGAGTGTGAAAGGACGGAAAAGAACATGGCAGAAGTACAATTATTCGGGTACACAGCATGGCTGAACAAACGAGGCAAAAGCGAAGAGTACGTAATTGGTTCGCTGGGGTATCCCGGTAACCTGATTAGCTGTGGCGACACGAACGAGATCGCCAAGTACCAGGCTTTTCTGGAAGTGGTCAAGATTCGGTTGGCTGAACTGAACGATCCCCGAAATCACAAGCCGCTGTATGAGGTGCCCGCCCTTGCCGACTGACCACCTCGCCGCCGCTCGCTCCGGTGACGCCGCCGCCATGAATGAGTTTCTGACGGCGTGCGTGCCGCTCGTGCGCATGACCGCCATCCGCATTCTTGGCGCCGGCAATGATATGGTTGACGATGCCATACAGGAGTCGTTGATCAAAGTGTGGCGCAACTTGCATCGGTTCAGCGCTGGCAACATAGAGGCGTGGATAGTCACCGTCACCAGTAACGCCTGCCATGATGCGCGGCTGTCGGCAACCCACAGGCACTGGCACGGTAGTATCGGACTCCATACACTGCAAGGTGTGGCAGCCATCGACGACACGGCGGCGATAGTATGCCGAGACGAAAGCCGGCGCAGGGTGCGTGATGCCATCAGCAGGCTATACCCGACCTACCAGCCGGTTGCATGGTTGATGTACGTTGAAGGCTGCAAGGCGGGGGAAGCGGCGCAGGTGCTGGGCGTGCCGGATGCCACAGTGTACGCACAGGCGAAGCATGTAAAGACGATGTTGGGTAAAATATTGAGCGAGAATTAGACAGGAGGATTGATAGTGATTATCGAATTCCCAAAAAAGTACAATGTGATTGGTGCTGATAGAATGTTTACCGTGACTGTTCCAGACGAGTATGCCGACTCGCTGCTATCGATGATCAAGCGGCAACCGTGGATTAAGGCTTCGTGGTTTGTTCTGCCCGACGACAAGGCAATCATCTGCATTATCTCAAGCGCCTACGATGTCACCGACGAACAAGCACACGACGCCCTATGTCGCCTGTGTGAGCACGTCATGTCACCGCCGGTAGAGGTAGACCTAGCGGTGTGGGGCGATGCGTTGGGGGATAGCACGGATGAGGCGGCGTCATGACCTACACACACCGCAACGGCGAAACCGACACGCCGACCGAACCGGGGCTGTACTGGTTTGCCGGCAGCAAATGGGGCAAAGAAGCGGCCGGGATGCTGCACATTGTGTGTGAGGATGGGATGCTGATGTGGTACCCGCTGGGCGACGAAATGCGGATACCGTACAAGGGACTGGAGACGTTTATCGGCCAGTGGTGGGGACCGGTAACGCCACCGTGGGGGAACGATGAAACAAACTGAAGCTAGAACCATAGAGCGAAAATATGTGATAGCCGAATTCTGCGACTGGTGCGGCAAGAGAATCGCCACAGGCGACATGTACGAAACCAGAGAGTTCAGGATTTTGTTTAGCGTCGGCGACAGCTTCCCCGAAGGTGGATACAAAAAAGGCTGGCAGGTTGAGGACTTATGCGATGACTGCGTTGCGAATCTGCGCACCTTGCTGGAGGATGCCGGGATTAAGATTAAGCCGATAGAAGTGGATTGGTAGAGGAGGAGTGATGGTAAGTACTGATGAAATCAACGGTTGGATTTACGATATTGAACCCATGTCGGTAGAGTCGGCGATAGCGTATCACTCGAACTTGTGGCGCACAGCAAAGCATAATTTGCCGACATTGACTGATGAGCAATTAGCCGTGGTAGTTAGTTTGGTTGTGGGTACATGTCCACATTGCCATGATAATGAATTGGACTGTTATTGCTCTTGTGATGATTAGTCCAGACAGGTGGCGATCCAGACGCAAAAATACCATCGAAACTCGGCGTCTGGATTCTCCGCCATGCCTATGCCCACATGGAACTGCTGCCGAAAGAAATCATTTTCGCCAAACAGATGCACCTCGTGGCTTTGGCTGTTTGCTAATGAGTCAAACATCACCGTAGCGTCGGCTGAGCCACCACAAAGCGATTCAATGTAGTTCTGATCGTCGCTGTACTCGCTTGGCAACGCGCACCCATAGCCCCTAGCAATCCCATTCGCCCCACGGCCTGCGCTATCATGATGTGACCACGGTGCGCCATGTGCCAAGTCGAACGCCCGCCGCATCGCCCCCGCCTGCAACACCTTGCACACCTCTAGCCGTGGCCGTTGCTGCCTGCTGTCGTGTAGCAGCAAGTCATAGAACACACTAACCGGGTCAACCGGCGCCGTGGCTATGATGGGCAGGAAGACACTGCCGCGGGTCGTTGGTGTGGTGGGGCCGGGGGCTAGGTGGAGCATGTTATGACTCTGCGATAGGTTCGGCTGGCGTTGCTGGTGTGACTTGTCCCTCTGCGATAAACTCATCGCACAGCATAACGGCGCCTTCCAAGCGGCTGAGCATCGCCTTGGCGTTTGCCAGTTCAGCATCGATTCGCTTGATTACTGATTCTTGCGTGCTAATGTCCTGTACTAATTTCTTCTTACGTTCTTTATAATCGATCATCTTTCCTCGCATAAAACAATCACACTGGCATCATCAACCTGCACCAGTGGCAACGAACCATCGGTACAGGTTGCGTCTATCCAGTTGCCGCCGTCAATCGTTACCGCCTGTCCGTAGCCGATGGCGGCTGCACGGATGTCGGACACGGGCATGATTGGTAAATACACGTTCGCCATGACAGCTTGCACCGCACAAAACAGTGCAATGACGATAATCAGTAGAATGCTTATCGTTTTCTTAATCATGCCAACATTATACAACAGTTGGTGCCGAAATGATCATGTCGATGGGGCGTTCGTCATATGATACTGGCACGCCGTCCAAAACAGTCTCAATCGGTGTGGCCAGCCATACGTTAAAAGTGCTCCACATTGCCCGAAATTTGCGGATGAACTCAGCGTCAAACGTGCCATCACCAACTGCTGCGCCGTCCGTTGTGGCAGCCACATCGGCAGCAAGTCCGCTGTAATTCCAGTGCGTTGCGCCGTTGCTGGCCATGTTGATCAGCACCTCTGTCAGTGCAATCGATGCTCGGATCTTCGATTCAAACCGCTGAATTGATGACCGGTTGGTGTCGTTGCCTGCCTCCCAGTCTGCAATAATGCGGTTCGCATTCTCTTTAGTTAGCATTTTTCAACTCCTCCACTTTTGCCTTTAGTTCCTCGATCTGCGCCTGTTGCGCTTGGATTGCTGCAATCAGGTGTCCGAATAGGTTACGCTCGTTCAGTGCCGGCGTTTGGTTGTCGGCGTCATTTTCACTGAACCATGCGCCCCGGTCCTCGTCAGTGATGACAATGCCGTGGTACTGCCGGCGGGTTTCGTCAGTCTTGAATCGATAGCTGAACAATCTGCACGCCAGCACAGCGTCTAGTGCCGCTCGATTATCGTCCCACGGCGCGATGTCCTCTTTGAGTTCCGCCCAACTGGTTTGGGCTCCCACCACGGTCCCCGCCGTATCGTTGGCGGCGCTGGCCGGCGCTGCCGTGTGAATGCGTAGATTCGCACTGGCATCTACCCATAGGCTGTAAGGCGTCCCGCTCCGGTTGTATAGCTGCACGCTGCCAGCTGATGGAACAGTTGCATTGCTGTTTCGTCCAACGCTGACATACGGGCCGGCGATGGTGTTGCCTAGGTCGTCACTGAATAACTCCACAAGCGACAGCGCAGCGCGCGAATAGACACCGAAGCGATAGACGGCATTGTAATACGCCATGAAGGCATACGCGGTGTTCGATGCCGGCATTGACGCCTTGACGGCGTTAATATTGGTTGCCGATGGCGCAAATGTTTGTTCAGCGGTAAAGCTCTGCGAATTTGCCAGAACCGCAAACCTGCTGATATTAACTTTCCTATCCTTATCTGTGGCACCAGCACTATCATCGTAGATCCCCAGGTAATCACCGCTAGTCGGATTGGTACATTCATTTAACTGCTCAACATATCTCGTCATCTAAACTCCTTACGCCGCCTCGTACATGACGGTCATCTGAATAATACTATTGTTCGCAAAGTCGGCGTGCGTCAGTGCAGTATAGGAAGCGCTTGCCGCAGTGTGGCCGACCAGTGCAATGGTGGTGGCACTGGTATCCACCATGCCAGCCATGTAGACAAAGCTCGTTGTCATCTGATACCAGACCACATTGGCGATGGAATTGATTGTCGCTGCATGTGTTGCCGGTAGCCCACTGATTTTTGCAGCACCGGTTGACGAACCCTTCGCTGATAGGTAGATATACGCACTGGCAAACACCATTTTGCCAACCTTGATGTAGCGGCCGGAGCGGGCCGTGTAGGTTAGCCCTGTACTGCCACCGCCGAAAGTGATGGCCGGCGTCCAGCTAGATACCGTGCCAATGGTGCCAATGTCGGTGATGTCGTTACCATTCATGTCCAGATCGCCGGTTAAACCGGCGATCCCCGTGCTGCCCGTAAACGTGATGCCGGATGTAACAGAACCACCACTGTAAGACGCTATAGATGCGGTCGTGCTGGTCAGCCCGATAGCGCCGCTAGTAGCGCCAGCGTTGGTGTAGCCTGTCAGCCCGATGGCGCTTGTGTTTCCGTATACTGATAAATTCGCCGTTACGTTACCATTGCTGTTGTATGCGGTAATGTCAGCCGTGCCAGCGGCGTTGGTAGAGTCGCCATCATTGGCTATGCTACGTCCCGCGGACATGTAGACCCGTGCTGGCGACAGGTCCGACAACGCCCACAATCGCCCCGATTTGTTGCCGTCAGTAAAAGTGTTCGTGCGGTAAAATGTGATACCGGCTGCGCTACCGTTGGCAACCTTTAGCCCAGCGCTGTCAATGACAATAGTTCCGGCGCCCGCCTTTAATTTGCCGTCGGTAGCGTCTGCATACCATTGCTCAGTGCCACCACCAACACCCTGAAGCTTATTCGATGCCGCTGCCCATTGTAGATAGTTGTTACTGGCATTGCCTAATAGCTTCATGTTGCCGCTGCTGTCAATGTACGTTTTCCAGTCCGTGCCGTTGTGATAGCCCATATAGTTGCTACCCAGAAACAGGCCAGCGCCCCCAGGTGTGACAGCCGTTGCGGGAATCACCGACGTTACCAGATTGTTGCTACCATTAATAGCCGTGTAGGCCCTGCTGGCCCCGGTCACTTGGTTGGCAGTTGTCTTGAAATACGTTGACCCATCCGGTACGGCGTCAATGGTGGCGGTGATGTTACTAAAATCGGTTTTCGCAGCGTTGCCACCGGTGACCGTGATTGACCCGTAGACCGTCACAGTGCCAGGATACGCCGCCGATCCGATAGTCATAGCGCCGGTGGTTGGGTTGAATAGTAACCCCGTCGTGCTGTCAGCATCCACGTCAGTGCCCAGTCGAAATTCACCACCACTGGTAATGCGCGCCGTCGGATTGCCGTTGTTCCACTCGCTGTCAACGTTGTAGCTGAACATTTGCAGGTTGCTATTGACGATGTACGGCGCCGATGCGTCCGACAGGTCGGTGCTGGTGACCATGCCATACTGCTCGATACCAGACACCCCAGGCAGCCCCACGCCGTCGAGTCTCCCCAGACGTGTGTGCGGCGTGATGTCGCCATTCCACGGCTCTAGCCCGCTGGTAAAAATATCAATATAGGGTGCATAATTCTGATCAGCCGTCAACAGGATGCGCCCGTCGCCTTGAGTGCCGTAACTGATGACGGCTGCACCAGCAGGAAGAATAATGCCGTCACTCCCGCCGCTCTGCCGGGTGTAGTAATAGCGGTAATAGTCGGTCATGTCCTCAATACGGGTGACGGTTGCCCACACATCATAGAGGTCAATGCCTGGCGATGTGTTACCCAGAGACTTGCACCGCAGCGTGTCACCCACGCCGAAAATGGTAGCGTGCCCAGACGCAGGGTCAGTAATCTCAAAATAGTTTTCAATCCAGCGCCGCGTAATCTGTGTGCCGCTGCCCGTGCCGCTGGTTGTACGAATGTCTATCTGTGTGCCGCTGCCCGTGCCGGATGTCGTGCGAATATCGAAAACGCTTTCGACGCCAGTGGTCACATTGACCGTGGCGTCATTCTCAAGCTTACCAGCCGGTGCCACCACCAATGTTCCGCCGCTGGCGTGAAATTCGTCCATTACGAAAATAGACGCGTGCAATTCGCCGCGAATCCAGGCGTTATTGAATTCGGCATTGCCGGCTGGTGTTACTTGCCACCCCGTCAACCCTGACACGAAGCCAGGGTTGCCGCTCTGCAAATTGCCGACGGAATCCAGCACAATCAATTCTTGCCCCGCGCTGTCCTCTGCGCGCAACATGCGCCCAGTTTGCGAAGCCTTTTGTTTGAGGAACAATGTAATGTCATCGGTGGCACTGGCCAATACCTTGAGCGCAGACGTGCTGTCGAATGCAGTGTTGACGCCAGCCCCTGTTGCGCCAACGTTGATGATACCGGTGCCGTTTGCTACTAGGCTAAAGGCGTCCGTGCCGCTGCGATAGATGCCGGTATTGGTGTCGCTCAGAAACGAAAAAGCCGGAGTGCCAACGGCGCCATCACTTGCCTGGATTTCGCCAGTGTTGGTAAAACGTACTTTTCGCCCAGCGGTGAATGTGGCGTGATCCATTGTTCGGCTACTGGCGCCGCTTGATGCGTGAAAAATCAGGTCAATGGAGCTTGACGGATTGGGTACGAACAGCCCGGCCGCGTCATTGGCGCCTATGTTGTCAATGCACCATAGGTTGCCCGATGCGTCCCATTTTGCGTTATGCCCTAACCAGATACGGCTATAACTATTGTCGGCGTCCAATAGCCCCTGAACTACAGCGCCGCCACTATCGGTAGCATTGTAGGTCGAACGTAACGCGCCCACCGTCTGCACGGTGGTTCCGGCCGGCTGCAACGACAATGTGCCGCTGGCCGTGTCGATCAATGGCGTGCGGACCTTTGTGGTTGCCGTAAACTGTGGCAAAGTCAGCAGCCCCGCGGTGGCTTTTAGTATCGATTCAGTGGTGCCAGGCGCAGCCGATGGCGTGAGTAAGCCTAGCGTATCGGTAGCTGTTGCACCAACAACCGACAACGCAGCGCCGGTAATGGTATGATCGGACGATGACACAACGTCATGCTGGCGGGCATGATGAGCGTCCGGGTTGGCGGTGTGGCTGTTAAATGTCGTCGTAGTCACAGCCCACGGCGCCTGGCTCGTTGATAATGTGCCGGTATGGTAAGCGCCGTCGATGGCGTGTGCCGTTAATCCGGCCGCCGCCTGTGTACCCGTGTTGATACGTGCCAGTCGCTGCACCAGATATGGTTCTAATTCGCTGGCCAGTACTGCCAGGTGTTTGCTTCTCTCCGCCTTACGTGCTAAATCTGCCATTAAAGTTTACCCACATCCCAAGGTGATGGCATACCAGCTGGTTCAATCTGAAGGTTGCCGTCTCGGTAGTCAGCGCGTTCAATAAAAATATTGGCAAGGCCGGCCAGCGCGTCAACTGACCGTGGTATGTCGGCCAACTGTATCCACCGCGCCACCGGCAGCCAGCCATCAGTGATAAGCCCGCCCGCTGGCCAACCAACCTGCCCAGTCGAGCGCAGCACAATGTCACCCTCGCCCGCCGTCGGTTGCGCGTAAATCTTCAGCGCCCCGTCTGGTGTGACCGTGGCCAGCATCCGATTAGCGGTACTCGTGCCGCTGGCTAGTAGATCATCAATCTCTGCCTTGGCGGTTTTGTCACCTTCGCGATACTGATTGCTGTATACGCCGCTTGAATCAACCACATCAATGGTGCTAAAAAACTGGCCAACACCGTCGTAAATACTATCGACCTGCGTGGTGGTGAGTTCGGCACCAAGAATGCGAAACGCCAGATCTGCGTCGTTGTAGCGCGTTGTCCATGCGCTACCGGTGTAGAGTTTCAGTGACCCGCGACTATAGCCTAAATCCTCATCCACATCGACTGCGTAATAGTTGGCGATTTCATTGCTGCTTGTGCGGCTAATGACAATCCAGTAGGTTGTGCCGTAGGCAATGGCCTGCGTGTTGCCGAGATCAAACACAATCCAGTCGCTATCTGTACCGATGTCGGCGGACGCAACGGTGGCATAGACCAACACGCTACCGGGTGATCCTGACGAATCGCTGCACAGTTCGACCTTGGCTGAATCGGCCGGCGCCCCGACCTTTTTCATGTTGATCTCAATTTTGTCTACCGTCCAGGTATTGTCAGCCGCGAGGCTGAACGACTGTGCGACTTTTTGACCATGCACCACAAAGGTGACTGATGCGCTTGGTAGTTCGTTTGTGAATGTTGTTTCGGTTGTCACGCTGCCAAACTGTGCAATGGTGACTGATGCGCCAGCACTCGCCGTACTGATGGACTGCGTGACGGTAATGTGGTCAGCCGCTGCCGATTTGACGCGCATCGTGCCATTGTTGGATGCGCTGCCGCTAATGGTGATGATGTCATCCTGCGACAAAAACCCCATGCCCGATGCGCTGTCGAGCACATCGTCAGTCGTGTCAAACGAGATAGTGGTAGCGGTATAGCTCTCGCCATCGTTCCCCCGTCCGGTGATGAGGTGAGCGCCATTATTTGACGCGCTGCCGGTCACCTGCACACGGTGATCTGACAGGAGTTCATCAAGCCGGTTGCCGCTGTCATGGATGCGCCCGTCACTGGTAAAGGCGATGGTGGAGGCGGTGAATCCCTGCCCTAGCGCCTGCTGCTGGCCGCCGGTACTGTGCTCCTCCTTGCCGGCGCTGTTGCTGTAATAGCGCCAGTCTAGTGTGTCGTACAGCCCGATACAGCGCAACGTAGCCATTGGTGTGCCACCGGGCGTGATGCGCAGTACCGGCTGCGGCTGGCCGAACGCGGCCAACAACGTGTCGCGCTGCGCCTCGGCTTGCGTCAGGTTGGTGTCGCTCATGCTGTACATGAGTTCCTTGTAACCATAGCGCAGGATGCTCTCGCTGTTCTCTGACCAGTCTGTCGTGGCCCGCTCGACAGCACCGCCTGGTGGCTCGTAGGTATAGGCGACCGCAACACGGTTGTACATGTTGGCCAGTGATAGCCCCACCTCAATGCTGCCGGTTGCAATCACAACCTCATGCAGCATTCCGTACCAGACCCGCTGCCCGTTGTCGGCAAGGATCGTCACCCGATGACCAAGCCAGCGTGTTGCCTGCCACAATGCCGACAATGGGCCAACCAGCGTCATTTCGGCAGACTTCGGGCCGCCAACTGCTTCGGCGTCGTAGCCTGTGACCGTCATGGTGGCATTAGCCGGTATCGACACCGTGTTGTTACCACTCGTGCGAATCTCAACAATCATATGGTGAGCCTCCGCGGCCGGTAGTAGGCGCGAATCGAAAAGGTGTTCGTGATGACCGACGACGACCCTTCATCGTGCAGGATGATGATCTTCTGGACACGGTTCGGGAATACCGTCAGCGGTGAATCGTAGACGGTATAGATAGGGTAATCGACACCGCTTTCTTGCAACACTGTGTAACCTTCTGTACCATCGTCAATGATGTAACTATTGTTGCCGGCACTGTAGCCAAGTTGATACAACCTGCGAAACGAATCAGTCGGTGTAAGTTGAAAATAGTCAATGCTTACTGACGGTGTTCCCGTCGTGCGCAATTTAAGCACCAGGCGAGCGGCGCCGAAGTTCGTGGCGTATCCACCAGGCGGGATAGCCAACACACCAAGATCAACAATAGCGTTTGCGCTTGCGGTAATCTTTACCTCGTCGCCGGTGGCTAACGGAATCAACCCGTCTTTGTCGTAGATGCAAGGGGTAACATAGACGGTAGACGCTGGTGCAGTCACCAGCCGCATAAGGATGCGAAAATCACGCCCCATCGTGTCCTGTAACTGTGTCGATGAAATATTCCAGTGCATTTCATTTGTGCCAACTGACAGCGTTCTGGCCACATATGACCCACCGCTACATGTTGACAGACTTGTCGAGGTACCGTAACCGCTGACCACCGATTCGCCTTCGATGATGTGTGTGAAATTCGCCGGATCACTGTACGCATTGACCGCCATGTAAATATTGCGATAGTCCTGCGCACTGCCGGTGGTATTCTGTAGCGTGAGTTTTAGCGGTGCCGGAATTGCGCCGCCCACTTGCGCCGCTGCAATCTGCACCCAGTTGTCATTGCCGGCGTCACTATCATCGTGATTGTAGATAGTCTTACCACCAGTGGCCGCACTTGAGTTTGACGTGGACAACTGCAACTCGGTCAGCGCACCTTCCCAAAAATAGCGCCGAGTGACAGATAGCCGTGCCGGGAATTGATAGTTACCCCAAATTGACAGCGCATCCTCACCCGGCTCAAAACGCCCGTACAGGATCTCGCTGCGATAGGTATTTGATTCGCCGTCAACCTGCAACTGGAGGTAAACCCGTGGCCCCGTGCGGTATTTCTGCCGTTGCTTGGCATAGTCAATAAGGCGCTCGATACCGTTGACGACCGCCTGTAATGCCGACGTGTTGGCGGCGTAGGGCAGCAACTCTATAGTCTCGGTAACGTTCTCGTAAATGGGATCGGTCACATCATCGCCATCGAAGCCACGCGCTGAACCCGTCCGCACTGATGGCGGTTGCGGACTGTACTGCGTCAGGAAGACGCCACTGCCACTCGATAAACTCACGGTTGTTGTGCCGTCGGTGATTGAAAGACTATGAGCCACTAGCCACCATCCGAATCATTACAAATTGTAACCACCAACCCAAGGTGGCAATCGTCGCACCTGATACCAGCCCGATAACGAGTGCCCATCGTTCACGATCTGTCATCTTCGCCGCCTAATCACATCAGCAACCCGATACGCCATTGTTTCAACGTCGATCTGATTGTCTACAGTAGCGTAAACATTCACGTTGAAAGTGTTGCCACCAGCGCCCGCCATCGCCATGCTTTCAGCGTTGGAATAGATGCGGCTGCGTGCCGGCAGGCTGACCAGTTCCGGGCCTGTCTCACCTACCCAGGTTATACCACCACGCCAATTAGAGTCGCCAATAGCGCGATGCGTCCAGGAGAACGGGTTATACCATGCGCTGTCGCTTTGTGCTGGCGGCGCTGTTTGTGTCGGTGGCGCTGTTTGTGCGGCCCCACCACCCGATCCAAAGAGACCTTGGGCCAGTGCGGCCCAGCCAGGGAAAGACGGCAACGATGGCCAGTCGAATCGTGGAATAAACGCCGACCAGCTAAACGACGGGATCAACGCCGACCAGTTGATCATACTGATGAACGACGGCCAATTGACGTTGGCAATGAACGAATTCCAGGTTACAGCGGCGATGAACTGCCCCCAGTCGCCTAGGGCGTCAATGTAATCACTCCAGGGTAGGGTGATTACATAGGTTGACCAGTCGCCCAGTGCCGTAACAAATGACTCCCATGTAAGCGTGGTTGCTACGGTTGACCAGTCCAATTGGCTGATGTAACTTGTCCAGGCAAAATAACTAATAAACGCAGTCCAGTCAAGCGCCAAAACAAACGCATTCCAGGGTAGCGCTATAATCCATGTGGCCCAATCAATCGATGTTGTGATGATTGCCTTCCAGTCAAGCGCCTTGATATAAGCGCCCCAGTCGATTGCGGCGCCCATGACGCTATCCCATGACAAGGTTGGAATGTAGCTCGCCCAGTTGTCAAGCTTGGCAATAACGCCGGTCCACTCCAGCTTGGTAATGAAGCTGCCCCAGGCAAACGATGCGATATAATCGGCCCATGTAATCGCCTTGACAACATTATCCCAGGTAAGCGCATTGACGAACGCTGACCAGTCAATGCCCTCGCCGGCCACAGTTGCCCAGTCCAGAACGCTAACGAACGCCGACCATGCAAAAGCGGTCACATAGACCGACCATTCTAGCGACGTGATAAGCGCCGTCCAGCTAAGCGCCGGGATCCATGTGGCCCAGTCGATTGCCGTAGTGATGATGCTTGTCCAGTCAAGCCCCTTGATGTAGACGCCCCAATCTACCATTTTGGCTACAACCATATCCCAGGCAAGTGGCGAAATGTACGCCGCCCAACTAAAGCCCTTGACATAGGCGCCCCAGTCAACCAAATGCGCCACAACCGTATCCCAAGCTAATGGAGCGATATAGGCTGCCCAGTCAATAGCGGTATTGACGTAGGCTGCCCAGTCCAGGGACGTAACATAGGTGCCCCAGTCGCCTAACGTAGTGACAATGGCATCCCATGCCAACGGCGCAACGTAGGCGGCCCACTCAAGCGCCGGAATGATAGCGTTATCCCATGCAAGTTGTCCGATATAGGCGGCCCAGTCAACCACAGTTACGACAGCATCCCATGCCAGTGGAGCGATGTAGGTTGCCCAATCGATTGTGGTGTTGACAATGTTTTCCCAGGTCAGCGAGTCGATAAAGTCCGACCATGAAAAGTTAGCAACGGCAACAGATACCGAATCCTTGATGGCCAGCCAGCCGTCAAAGACTTTTGTCTGGATCTGGTCAATAGCCACACCAGCACCAAAAAGATTCTCCGCGATGGCATCGCCGGTTTCCTGGCTAACAATGCCCAGGCTCACCAGCCCATCGGTGATGTCCCACCACCAATCAATGTTGTCGCCCTTGCCCTGCCACAACCAGCGCAGCGCAGCAAAGGTGTCGCTCGCCATCGTCTGTATCGTTGGCATGGCGGACATTACGCCACTGGCCAGATCCATGATGGCGGTACGAACGCCGCCAACGTCATAGTAAAGCGCAGCAGCAGCCCCGGCCGCAATTGCGAACGGAACCGCAAGCCCAGCCAGCGCAGCGCCAACGGTGGCAATAACCGGCATGGCGGCGCCGATGGCTACAGCAGCCATGCCTAGCCCTGTTACAATAGGACCAATGGCAGCGGCTACAGTGGCAAGAATTACACCCATCTTGAATAACTGCGGGTTGGTTTCTGCAAATGCCGTAATCTGCAAACGTAACTGCTCCAGGTATGAGATCCCACCACCAAGCAGTGCTTTCAGGTTGAATGTTTCAATAATCTGATTGCCGATGACGGTCAGCGTTTGACCAATATTATCCTTGACTGTGCTGAATAGACCCTGCACACTCTGCGACTGGGCAGCCATCAGCCCCGTAAATTTGCCGCCCTCGCTGGTCATGACGGCGAAAGCCTTTTTCATCTCCTCGGCGCCGATCTTGCCCTCGGCTGCCAGGTCGCGCACCTCTGAAGCGGATACGCCCATGACCTTGCCCAGCGCTTCAATGATCGGGATACCGCGCCCCGCAAACTGGTTAATGTCAACCGTCATCAGGCGCCCCGATGCACTCGCCGTGCCAAACAGATAGGCCAGATCCCCGATGGGCGCCCCAACGCCGGCCGCAACGTCGCCTAGTTGTTTCAGCGTTGGCTCAATATCTTTCGCCTCGATACCAAACGCCAACAATTGCCGGCCGGCCGCCACAACCTCCGGCAATTCAAACGGCGTTGCGGCGCTAAACTTTGCCAAATCAGCCAACAACGCCTTTGCAGCGTCGGCGCTGCCCAGCATGGTGGTGAATGCAATGTCTAACTGTTCCATGTCACCGGCGCTTTTAATGGCTGACATAGCCAGCCCAGCAATAGGCGCCGTTACCCCAGCCGTCAAGCCGGCGCCTACAAATGTCATGGTTTTCCCCATGCTCTGCATTCCGGCGCTGACAGACTGTGCTTGCTTGCCCAAGCTCGCAATGTCGCCGCCGATGCCCTTTAGCACGGCGCTTGCTTGGTTCTGCGCAACGACAACTAATTCTACTTTTCCCGCCATTACTTTTTGCCTTTGCTCTGACGTTGCGCCTGCATCTTCATGCGCTTGGATTCCGCTTTGTTTTGCGCATTCATCCGCACAATAATCTCATCAACCATGTCAGCCGGTGTGTCGAGAAGCGCCGCATAGGTCCAGCCCATTTCCTGACACACGCTGATCTCGATTGCATACCGACCGCCAATCGGGGATGGAACGCCATCGACTATCGTGCGCTCCATGCCCCGCTCTATGCTTTTTTTTCGTCATCACTCAGCGTGTTGAACTCGTCAATCGCGGTCAACAGTTGGTCGGCAATCTCCACGGGCAGGCGCTCGATGTTCTCGTCAGTCACGCCGAACCCGTCGAAGTCCGGGCCGGCCCATGACACGATGTTCAGCCGCAGTTGGTCGAACCGCATCATGGCGTGGTCGATGGACATCTCTTGCGTCCGGGCGTCAAGCTTCGTGTGCTTGGCAAGAATCTTCTGCCGTGTGCCGAACGTGACCTTGCGCACGGTGACCACATTACCTGCGCCCACATCCACAGCCTTGGTTTGCTCAGTAAGAAAACTCATAGATTAATGGCCCCCGCTACCCAGCGCCGCAACGCTGTTGATCATGGTGAATGTTAGCGCCAGCGAATCGGCGGAGGACGCAACGCCATGCCCTTCAAATGTTACGGTCGTATTGCCGTTGCTGTTTTCGTAGTCGCTGATACTGTCGTACTTTGCTGCCAGGTCAATCTGGAATTGCAGGCTGGCCGATGGCGAAGTCTTCAGCCGAATCAGGCGCGTACCATTCGCCCGATAAATAACGCGCTCTGCCGCCACAATCGAGGCGTCTTCCAGTTCCATCGTGATACTGAAGGTGATTTCCGGTTGTGTCCATTTGTGTGATGTGGCGTAAAGCTGGCCATCACCAACGGGCACCTGCATTAGCCCCGTCTTGACCTTGATGTTGGCTGCCGTCAACACACCGCTTTTCTGCGTGGTGCCGATGGTGCCACCACTGGCATCAATGTACAGCAGACAGTAGTTGAACAGCGCTTCATTAACGGTAGGCGCCGACAGCGAACCGGTAAAACTGGTCTGCGTCATCTGGCGCGCTAGCCAGTTTGATTGCATGGTCCAGGCTTCACCGAATGCGCCAGAAAACTCGAAGTCTTCCACGAACGCATATTCAGCCTCGTACACATCACTGCTGACGGTGGCTGACCCAGCTTCGATGGTGTACGTCTTGATCGTGTTGACCGACGTACCGCTGTATGGGTAGTTGTACACGCGTGTGTACGGCCCCGTACCGCTAGGCGTAGCAGTCTTAACACCGGCCTCTAGGATGTGGCAGACTTGTTCGTAGGTAAGGGGCGCGCTAGGTTGTGACCACTTCGCGGCGATCTTGCTGTCGTAGCTTCTTTCAGCGGAAACAAAATTTCCAATTTGCTCTTCAACTATAGTCCGCTCTCTTCCGTCCTCAATCATCGAGAAGGGGCCTCTCCACACAGATGTTGCCGCGGTAGCTGTGCCGGCACTTGCCTCTCTGCCGATCTGGACTTTCGTGTTACTAAAAGGCGAATATGTAGGCATTACCAAAACCTCCTAAAAAAAATGGCGTATAGGCATGGTTTCCCACACCTATACGCCGATGGCCCACCTGGGCGGTTAGACGTAAACTTATTGACTTTTTACTAAAAATCTGCTATACTACAGATGTTCAGAACGCTTCATACTTGGTCATTCGGGCGGGATTATGCTATAGTTATCCCGGCCTCTTGTTGCCATTGGAGCGTTCTGAACACTCGCCCAATTGACTGTGCGACAGGAGGCTTTCTTTTATGCAGCACACTTGCCAACTTTGTGAAACGACATTCGATTCCCCGCATCGTAAAGCGAAATTTTGCTCCAAGGAATGCACCCGTAAGCATCGATCTATTGTTCAGACGGCGGATCGGAATTGCGAGTTGTGCGGCAAAGAACTTGTTACCCCAGGTCAGAAGAAACTCGGCTATTGTTCCATAGAATGCAGAGATAGCGACCCAAAACGTGTTGTGATTGGCGATGAAGTACACACCACTTGCGCCCACTGTGGCAACGCGTTCACTCACGCCAAGTGGCGCAATCTCAAGTTTTGCTCCAAGGAATGCGCAGACACGTCCCGCAAGACAATAACCACAGTTCACGCCACATGCCAACAGTGTGGCAAGGAATTCGCCCACCGTAGTCATGTCACCAGAAAGTTTTGTTCCAACGCGTGTTGGTACAAATTCGGTGTTGGCGAAAACAACCCATGCTACAATAGCGTTGATATCCAGTGCGATCAATGCGGCAAGCTTATGAAGCGCGAACCAAATCACGCCAATCGGGTAGATCATAATTTCTGCTGTACGCGCTGCCGGTCTGACTGGCACTCTGCAAACATTCGTGGCGAAATTCATCCGCTCTGGAAAGGTGGCGCTGATAGCAACCGCGGTCCCAACTGGTTGGCACAGCGTCGCAAGGCGTGGAAGCGTGACGACTACACATGCCAACACTGCGGCACAACAAAAGTGCAGTTGGGTAGAAATCCAGCCGTTCACCACATCATTCCATTTCGTGAGTTTGGAGTAGAGCGCTACAAGGATGCCAACGAATTGACTAACCTGATAACACTTTGCCCCACTTGCCACATGCGCGCTGAGCATAACCTAATCCCTATTCAGCCTTATCTTCTGTCAATTCCGTGACTACATTCACCGGCTGCTTCGCCGCTTTCTTCGCCACTGGCGCCGGTTCGACGTGCTCGAAACAGGTGCCCGGTGCGTTGACGATGTTCAGCTCAATCGCCGCTTTCAATTCTGGCGACTGCATCACTTCCCACTCGGCAATGTCGCGTGCGGGCACGGGCACGTCAGCCACCACGAAAGCGCCGTTACCGATGTATTTATAGGCTATATCTGTGTTCATGTTATAATTCACCTAGAAAGGACTACTATGAAAATCAACTTACAGATTGAAGTCGATAAAGCTACAGATGCAAGCAGCCTGATTGCACTTGCGCAACTGCTGAAAGGCGGCAAAGGTGACTATACCTTTGTCTTTGACGAAGCCATGCCAGCACTAGCCAACGTCTTACTGTGCATTAACACCATACTATTGAACACCGATGATCTAAAGTCCCGCATTGAATTGCAGAAAGAAATTGGTGATCCCATGTTGCTGCACCGTGTACAACAAATGGCTGAAAGCCTAATCGCCCACATCAAGCCACATCTCTCCTCACCAACTTAGGCGCATCCACGTCAGGCCACAGCACTACGCTGCCGTCAATGTGGCCGCACACGACACCGCAATGATGCACCTGTGGCACACCGTAGGCGATACAGTCCAGTGCAAACGTCCAGTCATCTGCTACGACGCCCAGTGGGTCATTGCGAAAGGCTAGCGTCTCCAGCACATCCCGCCGAATCAGTGTACAGCCCATACCAGCGCCCTGTGTGATCACCACGTTACCGAACCACTGCGCCGCTAACTCTGGCTGCTCGTCAACAAACTCCACTTCATAGCCTGACAGTCGTGTGAACGCTAGCCAGTGGTAAGGCGCATACCGCATCACGTACAGCCCATAGGCAACAGGCACATCTAGCGCCACCAGTTTCGACAGCGCATCGGGCGGGATGATCATGTCT